GTAAGGGGGGCGCAGCACTTCGATGTGTAGCCCGGTCAATGTTGTCTATCCTTGGAGATGAGAGTGAGCGAACCGCAGATGCCTTCACCTACTAAAGTGAGGGTAAAAGGGCCTTCAGACGAGGACTTAATCGCTCTGAAGTACGATCTGGCGACAGACTTATATCGTCAGAGCGCGCGCGCTCTCGAAGCCAAGGCACGTGGACTTGAACGTAAAATGTACAAGCTTTTCGGAGCTGACCTAATGGGATCCATTGCTCTCGCTTTGGATCCATATTGGCAGTTTAACGATAAGCTGAACTCTCTTGCGAAAGAGAGTTCCCGTCTCCTCGGTAAACGTGGAGTCGTTGTGCCTTTTACAGTAAACCGCACACGGTACTTCAACGCGATCTTTGGTGGTGATTGTAAGGAACAATATGTCCGTACAGTTACCGGCATCGATGCGGGTGGCCGATTCGTTGGCCCTCCTACGTTTTGGGTACAGTATGAGGAGGATAGTGGAACTTTGACGTTTAAAGGATCGGGAACGGTATTTACCCAACCCACCATCTTCGGTAGCATAATGGATTACTCATCCAAAAAGGCTCGCGAAGATACGCAAAAGTCTTCCAAGACGCAAGCCTCGAAAGGTAAACAAAAGCCTCTGAAGAAAGAGGGAGAATTTGAGTTATACTCACCTTCTCTCGAATCTGCAGGTGCTGGCGTTTCTTTTCGATCTTCTTACGTCGACTACAAATGGCCCGCTGCTCAGGGCGATGGTACTTTGTACAATCGCACCCAGCAAACGGAAACCAAGCGTAGTTCTATCTCAGGTCCTAATGCCATGGTGACCACCATGGACTCAAACTCTTTGCATCAGAACTATCATGACGTCTGTCTTGACCTGATGGCGAAGTATCTTCCTGATCTGATCACAAGTTGTGTTCCGACTAGGAGAAACTTCAACCTCGGGTATCAGATAGCCGAATTGAAAGATTCTCTGCAATTATATCAGTCCACTGTTAAAACGTGGGCTGAGCTTGAGTCCGTGATGACAAAAGTAGGGTTTAAGTTAGCCCTATCTGATGTCCGGTTCTGGACTCCGGCCAATAGGTACAAATATAGGGCTTTGTTGAAGCCCTTAAATGTGCATATTGATCCGGATAAAAGTGCTGCTGAAGCCTTCTTGAATTTCAAGTTTGGCTGGCAGAGCATTTACCAGGCCGTTGTTGGTCTCCTGGACAAACCATCTGATGCAACTAAGGAGGTTAACCGCCTCGTTGCTCGGAATGGTTTGAACACTACACTTTCGAAGGAAAGATTTCTTTCGAACGTGCAGGTGGCTTCTCCCTCTATTACTATCGCAAGAAACGTTTGGGAATATTCCAAACCATCAGTGCCTTCAAGCCTGATGACGGAATGCACCGCTAAAGTCCGCTGTGTGGTTAACAGCGGAATACGGTTTCCAGACGTTGAAAATCCTTCATTTCAGAAGCAGTTGTTTCTTCTGAAAATGGGATTGATCCCAACTCCTTCGGACTTTTATTCTTTAGTCCCCTGGACTTGGCTAGTTGATTGGTTTAGTGGCCTCGGTCAGTACCTCAGAGTACAAGAGGAACTGAATGGAAGCAATCTAATCATCAACTACGGTTTCATGAGCGTTCATTTGAACGCTCGTTATACCGCATCTGCGACAGTATTTAGAGACACACATATTTCCGTTGGCTTGCCCTACTCCCCAGGACCATCAGTTACTGATGCTACTGAGAGTAGGAATCTTTCCGCAGTGATGACCTGTAAGTACATCCTGCGGAAGTCCATCGGAAATATAGCCAGCATTGGTCAGTACAGCGGTGAGAATCTTACAGATACTCAATCCGCAATCCTCACTGCCCTTCTTACAACTTTTGGTTCGGGTTCAAAGCCGAACAACAGTTGGAAGCGAGGGTCGGGAGGGTGACTTGCCAGCTTTGGATATTCCGAAGTTGGAACCGAGGGTCGTATTTGGACTAAAACCCATTACGATTCTCTTTTCGGAAGGACTAGCCTAGCCTATGTTTGACAACGCAATCGCGGTCGCCGCGAATTCTCCTACCCCGGCACTAACATTTACGTTGGTGACGAATGATGGACTGAGCTCGAGTCGCCTTGATGTCCCAAACAATTGGGCCATGTCGGTGAATCATTCTCGTTCCATCACAAAGGGGGAGAAACACTACATGCAGTTGCAGCAGACTGTGTCTGCTGTCAACCCGCTCACTGGAGGTACGTCTTACCAGACTGCCTCTGTGAGCCTTTCTGTTTCGGTGCCGGCTTTTGGCTGGACATCGGCGCAGAAGGTAGCGTTGGTGCAAGCTCTGCTTGACACCCTCGGCGACTCGCAAGTAACGATCGCGGGTCTTCTCGCGTTCAACTCCTAACGTCAGCTGGAACCATCCGGAGGAATCCGGGTGGTTCTCAACCTAGAAAGGGGTTGAACAATGCTTGAAGAACTCGCGGTCGCAGTTGAGAATCTCGCGAAGGAATTCCTTCGTCGAGAATCTGAAGCCTTGGTCACGAAGATTGCCTCCAATTTGGAGTCAATTTGCGCGGTGATTAGAGAGGGAGAACAGACGTTGGAAAACAACTTTCTGTTCAACCACTTTCATCAGCTTCTCAACACTGTGACCGAAGTTACCAAGGCAGAATCTCTGCCGAAGTAACAGGTCACCGTAACATAGGCTGCAGGATAGGTTTCCTCCTAGGAGGTCCTATGAAAAGCCTGTTACGACTAGCCCGAGGCCTTTTCGATGATTTGAAAAGGCTTCATCCTGAAGTGAAAGGACTTGACCGTGACTACGAAACGATCGAGGCGCGGTTCAAAAACGAGGGCTCGGGGTTCTTCTCCGTTGCCCTTCCGGCCTATGGCAAGGCATTCGATCTTAGCCTTGCTTCTGGCAGGATGTCTAACGTTGCTGGCTTCGCTAGCAACGGACAAATCCCCAAATTTCTTCGGGGTATTGTCTCACATGTTTTTGATCCTCAAACAGGTCTCCTGCAAGGAGGAGAAGATGTTGCCGAGTACATTCTCAGTGCTCGACAAGTCTTCTACTTCTTCAAGAAATTCCTGCCTGGTGAGCAAAGAGAGCAATTGCTCTCTAAGCTTGCCATTCGGGAGTTTCAGGAGGTTGACTCTTCCATCGCGGCCGTACCAACTGCCGTCTTGGAAAAGCTCAGACGTGTTGCATCCTATATTCTTCCAAACCTTGAAGGTTTCGAGGAGCTTAGATGTAAACACGGTCCTGGCGCGGTGGCTGAGCGAATTAAGGGGAACCAGAAATGGAACCTCTTATCAGCGGGTCTTTCTGAATTTGACCCTAGACTGTGTGACGCCGGATACGATCTCGAAGCATCGCTTCGTGATTGGTCAGACGTCACTAGTCGTCCAGCTACCTTCTCTGGAAGCCCCTCAGCAAGACTTGTTACGGTTCCGAAAAGCTGTACAGCTTTGCGGACTATAACAGTTGAGCCTTGCTTGAACCAGTTTGTTCAGCAAGGCTTAAACGATCATCTAAGGACACATATAAGGTTGTGTCCGGTGATGCGCGTTTGTCTTACTTTGGACGATCAACGGCCGAATCAGAAATTGGCTGTTGACGGTTCCCTCTCCGGCGATTGGTCTACGATTGATCTGTCATCGGCTTCTGATCTATTGTCTCAACAAGTTGTTGAGGCAATATTCGGACGCTTTCCTCGTTTTTACGAGTTGATGCAGAACAGCCGTACCCCATCTATATCCTTGGGTTCAAACCAAGTTTATACGATGAAGAAATACGCTGGTATGGGTAACGCTACTACATTTCCTGTTCAATCTGTGTCATTCGCTGTGATAGCAATGGCATCGATGTTACCCGAGTTCTTCGGGTATAGGGAAGTGCAGCGCGTGGCTTCCAAGGTTCGGGTGTTTGGCGATGATATCATCGTCAAAACGAACCTCTTCAAGGAAGTTTCCGACTGGCTGTCCTTGAGCGGTCTTAAGATTAACCGCTCAAAGACTTTTTCTGAAGGAAACTTCAGAGAAAGTTGTGGCGTAGATGCATTCAAGGGTGTCGATGTGACCCCTTGTTATCTACGTTACCTGCCAGAACTTTCCTCCACGTCACCAAATGCTTACGCAGGTTTAGTCTCTACATGCAACCAGTTATGGATGCGTGCATACTATTCCTGCTCCAACGTGTTGAAGTCAATGTTAGAGGTTAAGATGCCTCTTCCACTTGTCGACAACAAGTCGTCAGCGCTTGGTTGGCATACTCGCCAAAATGTTACTACGTACCAGCGATGGTCACGTAGTCTCCATCGGTTCGAACTTCGAACGATGATCCTTCGCCCAGAAAGGACGAAAGATAAGTTGGAGGGTACACCGGCACTCTTGAAATTCTTCCATTCTCCGCAACTTGCTGAGTATGATAAGAATCACTTGAGTGAGACTGTCTTTCGCTTTAGAACAAAGCTAAGACGAGGATGGGTGCCATCTCGATAAGAGGTGGTCACTGTGACTACTACATGTAGTAGTTCCAGGGGAGTGGTTGTTGCCAAACTTCAAA